GACTATTACGATATCCATTGATGGAAGAAGCCGGCGCAGATGGTGGTGATGGGGGCGGCGGTGGCGATGGCGGCCAGGGCTCGACTCTAGGCGGCGCTGCTGCCGGGGCCGATCAGGGCGGCAGTGAGTCCTGGCGCGATTCCTTGCCGGAAGATATGCGCAACGATACCGGACTGTCTAAGTTCTCAGATGTATCAGGACTGGCGAAGTCATATATGAACCTTGAGCAGATGCTTGGGCGTGACAAGATTCCGATGCCGGTGACTGATGAGGACTGGGGCGGGGTGTATGATCGACTCGGCCGGCCTGAAGAGGCGGCAGGGTATGAGATGAAAACCCCAGAGGGCGTCACCTTCGATGAGACAGCGCAAAACAACATGCGCGCCATGGCTCACAAGATGGGGCTCAATCAAAAACAGATGGAGGGGATGTCGGATTGGGTGTTCACTGAACTGCAGGGGCGTAAGTCGGCAGACGACACATCGACGACGCAGGCGCTGGAAGAGTCAACAGCAGCACTCAAGACTGAGTGGGGCGAGAAGTACGACCAAAACGTCAATGTGGCCCTGCGTGCTGTTGAAGAGTTTGGGGGTGATGAGCTTCGGGAATTCCTGAATAGTTCACAAGTCGGCGGCCAAGCGTTGGGCAACCATCCGGCCATGATCAAGATGTTGGCTGACATCGGCGGCAAGATGATGGAGAGCGGCAAGCTGGAAGGCTCGGGCACTCTAATGCAGACTCCTGAAGAGATGCAGAACGAGTGCAATACTCTGATGGCTCATCCGGCATACACTGATCGACGCAACCCGGAGCATGCCCAAATCAATAAAAAGGTCCAGGCACTGTTTGGTAAAATCCACGGCGGTTGATAATGTTTTAGCCTGCTGCCATAATGAAAGTCCGAGCCAGGGCGTTGTCAGTGATTACACTGGCCCTGTCGCTCGGAACCTCCGACAATCCCCTCATGGTGACCGGAACCTTGCTTTAGCTCTAGCAACGGGACCGGCAACGACAACCCCAGAACTAGAGAGAAACGAAGCCATTTTTCTTTAGATGAGGGTTGACTCATGTCAGTCGAAATCACAACGGCGTTTGTGGAACAGTTCCGCGCCAACATCGATCTGCTTTCACAGCAGAAAGATTCCCGCTTTCAGGGAAAAGTTCGGATGGAGTCCCAAGTGGGCGAGTCCGGTTTCTATGAACAGATCGGAGAAACGGCAGCGCTTGAGCGTACCAGCCGCCATGCCGACACACCTCGGGTTGATACTCCGCACGCTCGCCGTCGGGTTACTCTGCGCACCTTTGAGTGGGCGGACCTGATCGACAACGCCGACAAAGTTCGGATGCTGATCGATCCGACTAGCACCTATGCGCAGTCGGCATTGATGGCGATGAACCGTTCACGCGATGACATCATGATCGAAGCAGCCCTGGGTACTTCCTTCACCGGCAAATCTGGCGGCACTTCGGTTGTCTTGCCTGCAGGCCAGAAGATCGCGGCATCTGCCACCGGTTTGACTCTGGACAAACTGCGCTCAGCTTCAGAAATCCTGAACGCGAACGATGTCGATGAAGATATCCGCCGATATATGGCAATCTCTGCGCAACAGCTGACCAATCTGCTCGATGATACCACCATCACGTCGGCTGACTTCAACACGATTAAGGCGTTGGTGAACGGTGATATTAACGAGTTCATGGGCTTCACCTTTGTGAAAACCCAGCGGTTGACTCTCGACTCTAACGCAGACCGCCAGGTCATCGCATGGGCAGAAGACGGCATTTTGCTTGCGCAGTCTGCTCAAACAGTAACCCGTATCACTGAGCGTGGCGACAAGTCCTACTCTGTGCAGGTGTTCCGTAGTGAAGACTTCGGCGCAACCCGTATGGAAGAAGACAAAGTTGTTGAAATCGCTTGTGTCGAAGTTTAAGGAGGGCTGACCAATGGCCGTTACTACTGAAAAAAGTGATCAGATCACTAACGTCGAAGCCACGCCCCCTGTGTTGGAGGATACAACCTCGCTGCACGGTCGGCATCGCATCGCTTATTTCACCCACACCCAGGTCGCTGTCGGTGATGCAAACTCGCTTGTCGAAGTTGTCCAGCTGCCAGCCGGTCGGGTTCGCGTATTGTTCAGCGAATCTCTAATTGAACACAACTGGGTAACCGCGACTATCGACATGAGCGTTGGCTGGGATGCATACGTTGACCAAGACGGTGTTGCAGTTGTTGCAGACCCGAACGGTCTCGACGTTGCTATCGATGTCGAGGTGGCCGGGGTGTTTGTTCCTGGTAGTGCGGTCGCAGCCGGTACTGCCAAGACGATGCTGTTTGAGAGCCGGGGCGGTGTAACAATCACAGTCCAGGCGATTGCAGCAGCCCTTGCTGTTGGCGATACGGTCAATGGCTATCTGACCTACGTTTTAGACTAACCCCTGCAAACCCCTTCTGCTGGGGGAACCGGAGGGTTAGGGCGAGGATGTCCTAACCCTCCACCTATCAAATCTAGGAGATACCTGTGACCAGTGAAGTGGGAATCTGCAACGGGGCTCTGACCAAAGTCGGCGAAGAAACTATCATCTCGCTTGGCGAAGACTCGAAAGCAGCCCGTCTCTGTAACCTAATGTTCGATCGGTTGCGAGATTCTATTCTCCGGGCTCATCCTTGGAACTTTGCCATTAAGCGCGTTGAACTGGCAGAGTTAACAACTACCCCAATTTTCGGATTCGCATCACAGTTTCAGTTACCAACTGACTGTTTGCGTGTCCTTCGTACCGATGAAGACCAGATACCGCACCAGATCGAAGGGCGCATCTTGCTGACCGATGCCGGCACTGTCCAGATTAAATATATCGCACAGATCACCGATCCAAACCTGTTCGATTCTCTGTTTATCCAGGCGCTTGAGGATCGTATCGCCTCAGAGTTAGCCTATAGCCTGTCAGACAATCGGGCGCTGTCGGTTGATATGCGCGCCAAGTACAAGGAAACGCTCAAGGAGGCCCGAGCAATGGACGGCCAAGAGGGTGTATCAGACATTGTTGAAGCCGACGAATGGCTTAATATCAGGCTGTAACCATGCCAAGAGCTGCACCGAATCAAACGAACTTTACCGCTGGAGAGTTGAGCCCTAGGCTTGAAGGCCGGGTCGACATCGCCAAGTATTTCAATGGCGTGAAGAAGCTGGAAAATATGATTGTGCTGCCTCATGGCGGGGCTACGCGTCGGGGCGGTACGAATTTTGTTAATACGGCAAAGGCCGGTAAGGTCAGGCTCATTCCGTTTCAATTTTCGATCACTCAAGCCTATATTTTAGAGTTCGGTGACCAATACATTCGGTTCTATCGGGATCAGGCTATTCTCGGCGTTACTTCATTTGATAGCGGATTCTCAACAGGTTTCGAGATTGCCGCAACGGACAGTGAGATCTCTTCGCCATATCTCGAGTCTGAGCTGTTCCAGATCCAGTTTGCCCAATCTGCTGATGTTCTGTATCTGGTTCATCCGAACCACGAACCACGCACGCTTTCACGGATATCTGATACCTCTTGGATATTGGCCGAAGTAACGACGATCAACGGACCGTATTTTGATCAGAACCTAACGACTGTGACTATCACCCCCAGCGCTACCACAGGAGCTGGTATAACGCTCACAGCATCAGCGGTGACGTTTGTGTCAACTGATGTCGGGCGATTGGTCAGGATCGATGAGGGCTTGGATTTCGGCTATGCCAAAATTGTTGGGTTCACCAGTACAACCGTAGTCACTGCGGACGTTGTTGATGATTTTGTATCAGTCACAGGCCAGGACACTTGGCAGCTTGGAGCATGGTCAGACACCACAGGATTCCCAGGCACTATCGCTTTCTTTGAAGATCGGCTTGTTTATGCGGGCTCAACCTTCCAGCCTCAAACCGTTTGGGGATCGAAGTCTGGTTTTTATGACAACTTTGCACCAGGCACCAATGCTGACGACCCATACAACTACACCATAGCCACCGATCAGGTGAATGGTATTCAGTGGATGAGCCCAGGTAAGTCGCTTACCATCGGCACGCTTGGCGGTGAATTCCTTATGGCTGCGTCGACTCGTAACGAGGCGATAACACCGACCAACGTCAAGATTGTGCGGCAGTCAGAATATGGCGGGGCTAATATCATGCCGGTTCGGGCTGCCGGCGTTGTTCTGTTCGTACAGCGATCCACGAAGAAACTGCGTCAATTCATCTATGAGTTTGAGTCTGATAGTTATCTCGCTCCTGATCTGACTCTGCTGTCTGAACACATCACCGCAAATGGTGTTGTGGAGATGGACTATCAGCGCGATCCAGATTCAATTATTTGGCTGGTCCGTAAAGATGGGCAGTTGATAGGTATGACCTATGAGCGCGATCAACAGGTTTTTGCATGGCATCGGCATATTATCGGCGGCGTGTCTGATGCGGCCGGCACTGATGCACAGGTAGAATCAGTGGCTGTTATTCCGGGATCTGATAACCGTGATGAAGTGTGGTTATCGGTCAAGCGATTCGTCAATGGCTCAACAGTCCGTCAACTTGAAGTTATCACCAAAGGGCGAGACACCATTACGCCGGTTGACGATGATGATTTCTTCGTTGATGCCGGTCTGACATTTGACGGTGCCCCTGCGACGGTGTTCAGCGGGCTTGACCACCTTGAAGGTGAGACAGTGCAGATCCTGGCTGATGGCGCGCCGGTTCCTGATAAGACGGTGACAGCCGGATCGATAACATTGAACAAAGCGGCTTCAGTGGTTCATGTTGGATTCAACAAGCCAGCAATAATCAAGACATTGAGACTGGAGTCAGGTTCAGCAAACGGGACATCCCAAGGCAAGATTAAGCGCATAAACAAGGTCAATGTGCGGGTGTTTGATACACTAGGTGCCAAGGTTGGGCCCACAGAGGACAAGACAGATATCATTCCTTTCCGCTCAACATCCGATCCCATGGACTCATCACCACCACGGTTCACCGGTGATAAAGAATTGCCCTTCCCCGATGGCTACAACAAGGAAGGCGAGATTGTAATCAGGCAGGATCAACCGTTGCCTATGACGGTTTTATCGATAATGCCTCTTGTAAGGACAAACGGCTGATGTGTGATCCAGCAACACTCGCCATAGCAGGCGGATTATTAGGCGCAGCGGGCTCACTTAGTCAGGGCGCTGGCCAGGCGTCAGCGCTTAGGCGGCAGGCTGAACTGACACAGCGCTCTGCTGAATTTGAGCTTGAACGTTTTGGTGAAGAAACCGAATCGTTGCGCAGCCGTCAGCGGGTGGCTAGTGCAAAGTCTGGAGTGCGAGAGACTGGAACTGTTTTAGATGTCCAGCGGCAGAGCGCAGAAGACGCAGAGCTTGAAGCATTGAATATCCAGTTTGGAGCAGAAGCCGGAGTTCAAGCCAGATTGTTCGAAGCCAAGCAAGCGGAACGAGCAGGTAAGATTGGCGCGGTCACATCACTACTTGGGACTGCTAGGAGCATCAGATAATGGCAGTTGTACCAACGACCCAACCTAGCCGACAGCTTAGGACTGGCGGTGCGGCTATAAGTACGGCTGCTGCAGGTGCTGTCGGGGCTGCTGTTGCAGGGGCTGGTCAACAGATAGCCGCAATCGGAGTTGAGGCGCTTAACCGTCAACGTGATGCCGATAATGCTGCATTCACAACAGAACGGTCCAATTCCCTGTTGCGCACCTGGACCGAGAAACTTGCTGATGCTGAGACTGCAGGCACAGAGGTAGATCTTGGAGCGCTCAAGGAAGAGTTTGACGCTGATGTTGATCGCCTTGGTGAAGGTTCTCCGAGCGATGAGGCGGGTCAGGCGTTCAAGTTAGATGCGGATAACGCATTCAGCCGCAAGTTCTTTCCTGGTTTTGCCAAGAACCAATCAAGGATCAACG